ACGCGAAAACCACGACATTTTTGTGCCAGTAAGGAACCGCTAATCTGCAGGTCAACAACCGTATACCTTTCAGACTACTTAAATACTTTAGCATTTTTCCTACCATACATATTCATTCTTTTGTTAAAGTGTACATCTATTATTCTCTTACCTCTTCCATAAAAATCAAAGATCTTGTTAGTGTAATGTCTTGTTTTTTTCAATGCAATTAATAGTTTTAAACCTGTGTCACTACGTCTCCATATTCCTTCCGTACTTCCAATCTTTGCATAAAAATCATCCTTTGTCGGTTGCAATCTCTTCTTACCTCTTGGTAAATTGCCAAAGGTATTAGTAATGGATCTATCTATTGGTATTGGCCATTTGCCTTTTTGACTTACAGATGTACCACCATCTATTTGATATTGCAAATACTTTTCTTGTATTCTTTTAATAAATACTCTACCAATTGGATGTTTAGTCTTTGTTGTTGCTTCAAATATATGTAACCCTTTAAGTGTAAATGGTGTTGGTCTATCTATCTTTGTTTTGATCTCATGGATCTCACCTTTCTTAACTACTTCTAAAGTTTCATTTATTGATCTTATAGTTGCATCAGGTAAATGTTTACGCTCGAATAATTTAAGATCCTTTTTTAGTTTCTTAAGAGTATCTCTTTTATTTATTTTTAGCATTTAGATGACCGTAGTTGGAAGGAGAACATGAAAAGAAAGAAATAACTACGGTCATACATATTATACCTCATATCAAATATCTTTTTCCTTGTTGTCCACAATTGTTTTACACCACCAATAAAAATCAACATCATTTAATGTGTGCTTCATTATATTAATAATTACACAGACTAATTGTACATTGGTAGGAACATAATCTAAATCTGGGTTTTTACGGTCTATACTAATATTGTAATGTGTCTTACCACTTCCTTTGTGCCAAGTCATATTTACTCCTGATATTGCACATTTACCATTTTGTTTTTTATAAAGTTGATTAATATATTCAACGCTAATGTCCCATTTATATTCTGAGTTTCTTCTTGTAGATTTAAGTTGTGTATATAGATTTTTTAAGAATGACTCAGGCGTTTTACTTAAGTTTATATTTCTATTAAGTTGCTGACACTTACGACATACTGATCTCACAAAATCACCTTTTTTATTAGTCTGATGATCAAACATTTCTATGTCTAATTCTTTAAGACAATCCTTACATATTCTAGATGTCATAACTCTATTTTTTTAAAAAAACTTACTAATCCAGCTTCGTTAAGTGTTTCTTTAATATTTATGATCTCTTTTGGAAAAATGTTAATTAATTCTTCACAAGATATTACTACATGTCCTTTATATATATCAGTCAATCTTTTTACTTGGTTTTTATTTTTACAGATCATAATTATTTTATTTGTTTCTGTATGATTTATTCTCCATGTATTTTCTTCAATAGTTTGAATGTGTTCTATTTCTAGCTGATTTTCTAAACTTTTGTAAGCACGATACATCATACTTACCATTTTTTGTAATTGTTCCCCACGATCTTGAGACATAGATTTACTAAATTGATCTTCAGCATCTTTAAATCTCTTTTGGAAATCTTTATTTACTAAGCTAACAGGATCATCAATTCCATATTCAACAATTAACTTGTTTTTAAGGATCTGTATGTTTGTTAATATTTCTTCAATTGGTTCCATTAGAAAACTCCTAAAGTATATAGGTTCCTGGTTCCATGCATTAGAAATGCATTGGAACGGAACCAAATATCTATGCTTTTGCGGTATTTTTGGAACCATTTTGGAACCAAAAGGGAACCATTAGAACATTTCACTGATATATTCATTTGTTTGATAACCATGTTCTTTTTTTATGATCTTATCGTATTCAGTTAGTTTTTTAAGCGATTTATTTACTATATTTTTTGATAAACCTGTTCCGTTAAGTATTTCATTATGTCTAACCTGTAAGCTCGCAGGAGTATCAGAATTACTTTGCTGATCTAAAATAAAGTTATAAACTTTAAGATCATTATCATTTAAGTCTTTTCGTCTTGGTCTGTCTTGCTCTTGAATACGCACAAGAGCTCCAGAAGTACTATCATCAAATGGTAAATTTACAACTTGAAATTTAAAATCTAAACTTTCTATATTATTTCCATCTTTTACTAATGTTTGATCTAACTTTACAAACATTTCACCGTTAATGTCTTCTCTGCTAACTTTATACTCCCAGTCAACGGCAGCTGGTAAAACTGAAGATCCACGAGCACGATTACTTGTTCCGTGACCTGTATGATGCACTAAACATATACAAGAGCTAAAAGTATTTTTTAGATCATCAATTCTTTCTACAAAAGCATTCATATCTTCCGTACTGTTTTCGTTTCCTGATCCAAAATTACGAGCTAAAGTATCAACTATGATCATACCAATTTGTCCGTATGTATCTTCAGCTTTATAAATAGTTTCTTTTAGCATATCATGATCATGATCATCTAATAATCTAGCACCTCTATTGCTAATTAGTAATGGTGCATCATTTAGCTTTTTATTATGTACATGTGACCATGCACTAATCCTACGCGCTATTCCTCGCTGACCTTCACCAGCAAGATACACAACAGCGCTTTGTTTTGTCTCATAATTATTCCAGGGTAATCCCGTAGTTATATGTGCTGCTAAATCTACAGTTGCAAAAGATTTTCCTGCTTTTGGTGCGCCAAATATAGCTATTACAGAATCAAACTCACATACATCTTTAATTAGCCAATTTGGTTTTTGTATATTATTAATTATTTGTGAAACAGGAACTAACTCAAAAGATACCTTTTTTTTGATCAAATTAGACAAACAATAATCTAAAGCAGTATCTGAATTTTCAAATATGTTTCTTTCTAAAACCTCATGTAAATCTTCTTTATCTTTTAGATCTCTGTGAGGTTTGATTATATTTACAGTTTTACATATATTATCTATATGATCAGATAATTCTTCAGCAAAATTTTTACCAGCAATGTCATTGTCCGGCCATATAAGTATGTTTCTATCCTTTAATTTTGACCAATCACAGTTTTTATAATTACCTACGCCTCCGTGATGACAACATACGTCATGATCAAAAATCTTTTCAGCAGCAAGCATTGCTTTTTCACCTTCAGTTATGATCACATATTTTGTATTTTTTTCAGTTAAATATATCGGTAGCTTTCCTTCTGGTCTCTTTAATTCCCATTTTTGATCTGTTTTTGTAAATGGTGCGTATTTTTGTTTAATACTATGATTTTCTTTAAAACGCATAACACAAAAATTATCACCATATCTAACATAGCATAAAGCTTCATTTTGTAGCTCACGCATTTCTTTATTAGTAAAGGATTTATATTTTTTATTAGGTGACGGTGATGGTTGGGAGAATTGTGTAATGTTTTTTATATAATCATCAGGATTTAATCCTTTTAATTTTAAAAACCATAACAAGCCACCACCGTCGTTGTGCTCAAAGTCAAAGAATGTTCCATCTTGTATATTAAGTACAAAACTTCCTTTGTTACCCCATCGCCATTCTGCTGCATTTTTTTTACTAGGTTCACCTAATACATCTATAGCAACAGATTTAGCAATACTTTGCCAATCCTCCGTGCTTGACATTAAAATGGAATATCTTCGTCGTCAAGTGTATTTAATGGTGAGTCAGGCAACGTTTTATTATTATCAGGAGGAGAGACATTGCCTGACTCGTCCGACTCATCAAGTGCGGTCGGAATTACAAAATTATCTGGTCTTTCTTGAAACTTTAATAATTCAAAATGAGGTGTAAATGCTTTGAAACCAGATTTATAAACTATTTCAGATGATTTTAAAACTTTAACAACAGGTAATAGTCCTTCGTTTTTATCTTGTTGTTCCCAACATACTCGACCTAATTCCATAAAACCTTGGAACTCACTATTGCTATTTCTTTGCCATAATAAGGATCCATGATCAAAGTTTTGTTTCCCTTCTATAAACTTAGGAAATACCCATACAGAAAATGATCTTTTATGGTTTTCACTAGGTCTATCTATTTTAGTATATAGATCAGGTTGCCATACTGTGTCATAACTTTTTGTAGCATTATCATAACTAGACCATCCTAATTTCATAGAATTAAGATCAATCATCATATGTGTAACGTCAATTTCTAGATCTCCAATACACCATCTACCATTTTGATAATTATGTTTAACGTACTTGTTTTCTTCAGAATCAAGCACAAAGGGATTTTCACTCATGTTTATCTCCGTTTATTACTGTTTTGTTATATAAGTTATTTAAATGTGCAAAGTTATTGTTAAACCATTCATCGTAATCACAAGCTATGAGATCTTTTAATGAACATACTTGTAAATACATATCATAAAGATCATTACAAAATTTTGTAAAAAAAGCTTCTTCTACTGCGTCTAATTTACCGTTTCCTTTCATATTTCACATTCAACGTTTTGCAATCTACACCTCTTTAATCAAAAAGTAAACAATAAAACAGTTTACAAAGTATAAACAATTGTATACTATTAGCAACATTAAACAGGAGAAAAAAATGAAAGCACTTATAGTTAAATGGAAAGATACAAACAAATATGTCTTACATGTTGTTTCTAGCAACGATTTACTACTTATGAGAAAAAAAACACAACATAGACATTTGGATCCAAAAATTGTTGCTTTAGAAGAATGGGAAATCATACAGGCATGTCAATGAGAGAACCTAAAGACTTAATTATTTTATTATTGCTTGGGATCATTTTTGTATTTTTTTGGAATTTAGAAATATATTTAGTTTAAGGAGGTTATTATGAAAATATATTTTTGTATACATTCTACTGAGCTTAACCGTGAAGTAGCATGGGAATGGAAGGATCAAAAGAAACAATTCTTTAAAACGTGGACACCTACCATAGATGATATTGTACTCATAGACGAGCTTAACCCAGAAGACCGTGAAATTATAAAGCATGAGATCATGAGAGAGATAGAACCTGAATTAATACGCGATAGAGAACGTAGAAACAAAAGAGCTAGGGAAAGACGTGCGAATAAGTAATAGAACATTTAAGATCAAAGGTAAATGTATTTACGTTGATCTTATAAGATCACTTAATGAAAATTTAGTGATTGTAATGGACTTAGAAACTGATAAGGTTTTTAAGATAAACAAAAACAGACTAGAAAGGTTGGATTATGTCACTGAAAATTGAAAAAGATATTCCTAATAAAAAAGGAAAAACAGAAACAATTAGATCTATGAAAGTAGGAGATTCTTTTATTATAGATAATTATGATCAAGCAAGAGTAATACGTACTTTATTTAGCAGAGTAGGGTACAAATGCTCAATACAAAAATCAGATCAAGAAACTTATAGATGTTGGAGAGTTAAATAATGGCGGTACGACAAAAAATTGTAGAGTGGCAAAGTACTACAGGATCACGTGGTAAAAAAACGTCACAAGGCCGTAAAAATATCAGCACATCATCTATGAATAAGCACAAACGCAGATCATATAAAAAGTATAGAGGTCAAGGCAAATGAAAAACAGAAATTTAAAGCATAGTGATAATTGGGAAACACCTAAATATTTATATGATCAATTAAACGAAGAATTTAATTTTAATTTTGATCCTTGCCCTTTATTTATAGGCGAGATACCAGAAGAGAAAGATGGTTTGTTAATTGATTGGAAAGAACGAAATTTTATAAATCCTCCATATAGTAGAAAACTTAAAGAGGCATTTGTAAAGAAAGCAATAGCTGAATCAAAAAAAGGAAAACTTTGTGTAATGCTTTTGCCAGTAAGTACGAGTACGATATTATTTCATGAGCATATTATTCCTAACGCTTATGAAATAAGATTTTTAAAAGGACGTGTTAAGTTTATTGGCACAAATACTTTTGGAGAAAAAGTAGATAATTGTGCAGGAATGCATGATTCTATGATCGTAATTTTTAATAATAAGAAAAAAAAAGGAGGGCTTTATGAAGCAAGCGCTAGGTAAATTAACAAGAGATGACGAAATATCAAACAGCTTATTGGCTGCTGCAATGGGTAAAAGTAAATGGCAAACACCTAACGAGGTTTTAAAAGGTTGTCATGACGCATCTAAAGGGATCAATATACAAACAGAAGCTAACGCAATACAAGAAGTTGGCAATTATTTAGAAAAACCTTTAATTGAGCTTGCTGCAAAACGAGTAGGTCTTTTAGAATACTATGATGAAATAAATAAACCAGTAAGACATAAAAATGTAGCGTTAAACGGTTCCTTAGACGCTGTAGGTGTTGCTGATAATATCGTCATAAAACCTGATGTAAAAAAAGGTTTTTATGTACCAGAAGGAAAACAAGTTGTATGTAATGGAAAAGGTGTAATAGAAATAAAAGTTACATCAGCTAGACCAGAAGATGTACCTATAGATTCTAGAGGCGTAATACAGTGTAAAGGTTTAATGTCATGTACTGAGTTTGACTGGTGTATGTTATGTATTTTATATGGCACAGATTTTAGGATCTTTTTTTATCAAAGAGATCAAAAATGGGAGCAAGATACATTGATTCCTTTTGTACAAGATTTTGATAGTAGGATCAAAGAATTAAATTATTATAGTCCCTTTAATACAAACGATGCTCGTGGAATATATCCGTTAGACAATGACGAAACTATTGATCTTCCTGATCATGCACAAGATCTTATTAATATAATTAACACCTCAGAAGAAAATATAACTACGTTACAAAAAACTATAGATCAATCAAAAACGTCGCTTATGGACATGCTGAAACAAGCCAAAATAGGTTATACAAGCGATTATGCAGTATCTTGGAAAACAATAACTTATAAAGCACAACCTGAACGCACAAAGATCATACCAGCTAAAGAAGAATCAACACAAAGAAGGTTTAGTATAAAAAAGATCAAATAATTGTTTACATATTGTTAATAATGTAATTTAATAACATTTTTAACAGGAGAAAAACATGATACAAGTAAAATTAACTAACAAAGAATTTAAAATTATTAGATACATTTTAGTTTATACAGGAAATGATGCTTTTATTGCTAAAAATTTGTCTGATTATTTAGGAGAGCCAGTCACTGATCAGGATCTTACAAATCTTTTTGGAAATTTTAACAATACAAAAGATTTAAGAAAAGCCGGGCTTTTTGATTAACTTTCCCCTATAACGAGTCGGTAGTTTTTATCGGCTCGTTTCTTTATTAACAATCTTCTAAAATAAGATCATAATTTCTTTTAGCTCTATTTTTACTTGTTTAGCATAAGTAGAGTCTAATAATTCTTCAGCTGCAAGCTCAAAATTTCTTTCTTCTAAAGCTTCAAGCATAAAATGAAATTTGCATAATTTTTTAATTCCTAGATTGAATGCCATGTCACATAGTACAAGTCGAATGTTATAAGGCAAAGACTGCCAAAAAGGAATATTACGATCAAGATCTGAAAATACGTTATCCATATCATTAGATAGCATTTGCTCTGCTTCAGCTGAGGTTATGCCATTGTCTGAAAGATTTCTTCCAACTCCAATTGTCATTTTATTGGCAGTGCATAAGTAAGGGTGCAACTTCATACCTTCATTTTTAATTAACATCTCTTTAAGATCTTCAATCAAATCTTTAGTTACGCCGTCATTGTTCATGGCTTATAAGAGTCTTTTACGTTTTCTTCTTTCATGTTATTTCTGGCTACGCCCTGGAATTTTTCAAAACTACGCATTCCACCTAATCCTAACATTGATAATGTCAATGTCATTAGTCCTTCCGTATTTATGTCTGGTGGCACGATATCTATAGAGAATGTCCACACTAACCAATTTGCAATTGGACCTAAAAAGAATGACCAGAGAAGGCCTAACGCACATATCCACATTATAGCAGGTCTTGCTCCTGCTACAAACAAGGATGCGTGTTTTGCTTGTGCAAGGTTAACTTCTGACTGTGCTTTTTGAAGATCAATCATTTGTGATCTTATTTGAGATTCTAATTCCATTCGTTTTGTTTTGTCAGGAATAGCTTTAGAAATTAAATTACTTATTGGCGCAAAGAATTTTTCAATCATTTTTTCCCTCTAATATGTTTTTAAGTTTTTGTGCTTTTTCTTCTGCGGAATCAGCGTGTAAATTTTTATCTACTATTTTTTCAAGTTTAAGTGATTCTATTTTTTGATTAGCTATGTATCTCCAAGTATAACCATCTCTACCGTATACTCCAAAAACAGTCGTACCTATACCTATTTTAATGATCATAGCTTTCTCACCATCGAGGAGAACTTTGTCTCCCTCTGTAAATTGAGAGCTAAGTTTAAATTTTAATCCTTTTATAAAAGAAACGGAATAATCTTTTAAAGCAAGTCCCCCTAAAACGCTTGCTATGAAAACTGAGATCTCAACGTAATATTGTTCAAGATCCATTTTAATTGAGAAAGAAAGCATGTACGACCAAAGACGTCAACAAAGTTATAACTACACCGGCAATATGCCATGTTCTACGCGTAGAAGCATTAATATCATACTTCATATCTGCAAGCTGACGAAAATTTTCATTCCACCTTTGCTCGCACACTCTTTCGTGTCTTTCTAAAGCATTGGCAACTTCATCAACTTTTTGCTTCTGAGTTTTCGTCCTGCTTGTCATTTAGACTTCGTTCAAAAGCATTTATAGTTTCTGATTTAACATCATTTAAGATCAAAAACATATTATATGCTTCTTCTAAGTTATTTAATTGTTTAGCAATAGTTCTAAGTTTTATTGCTAAACCCCTTTGTTGATCTGTAAGATCAGATGCTTTGTATTCAACATTGTTAAATGTGATCAAAGCATTTTCTTTATTTTCTAAGTTTTCCATAAGGTTATTGTATTCATTTAATAACTTATGTACAAGTTCTTTATTCGATTGTTTTTGTTTGTACAACAGGGTTAATTAATTCATCAATTTTAGTGTCAAGACTGCTTTTGATCTCCGTGATCTTATCTGATCCTATAGCAGTTTCTACCCAACCTTGTACGTCACTTACAGTTAAATCTGCAAAAGCAGTAAAGTCTGATAAGTCTGAAGTGTCTAAAATTTGCGTACCATATACAGTAGCAGATTCATTATTAACATCATCAGTTGCAGTTAATCTCCAATGCACATTAAAAACAGTATCAGCATTACCATCTATAGTTTTAGTGTCTACAGTTTTAACATCCCATGTGTAATTTATTGCCATATTATTTCTCTAATGTTTCTATTCGTGATTTTAAATCCTCTATTATAACTTGCTGATCTTGAATAGCTTTAACTAATACAGGTATCATTTGTTCTTTATTTAAACTTTTACAATCTTCTATGTTTTCATCTTTATATGTACTTACTAATTGTTTTAAAGATGTAGTTTCTACCTCTTGAGCAATAAAACCAAGTTGGTCGTTTCCTTTGTTATTTTTCCAGTCAAAACTTACTGGTCTTAACTCTTTTATTGCATCTAGTCCAAAAGTTATATCTGCTATGTTATCTTTTTTTCTTTCATCAGATAGTGAAACAAGTGAACGATAATAAACAGCACCAGCATAGCTTACAAAAAATTCAAATTCGCTATTTGAACTATCATAAACATAATAAGTTTCAACAGAAGTAGATCCTCCACCAACACAAGTTAGTTGAGCATGGTCTGAACCAACTCGTTTTTTTAATGTAAAACCTGAATCTGTGAGATTATCCGCAGTTTTTCCTATAAGTAATGTACCTGCTGAATTTATTCTCACTCTTTCAGATCCATTAGTAAAAAATGTAATAGGATGGGCTGTTCCTCTTGAAATCTGAAAAACATTAGCATCTGCATAAATAGTCGAATTCCTACTTCCACTTATACCAAAATCTATTCTTGAGCCATTGCTACTATCTATTTGCATAAATGCAGTACCACTATCTTCGTTTATAGCTAAACCTGTTCCTGAAAAAGATAAGGATAATGGGTCTACAGTTGTAGTACCTATACCAAGATCTCCTCCATTAGTAATGCTTAACGCGTAAGATGCGTTAGTATGAAAATCAAAAGAGTTTGTGCTATGATTATAAGATATTATTCCTCTATATCTATCCTCACCACTTGTACCATCAGCAAAATAAATTGATCCAGAAGCATCATCTGCGGTTACTAGAGTCATTCCATGATTTACTCCAGATCCGGTACCACCTAATACTAAATCGTCAGCTGATGTCCAATAATTTGAAGGAGTTAATCCATTTAATCCAATTCTTTCAGAACTATCAATAATCAATGATGTAGCATCAGCATTATCGTCTATACCTTGAGAAGTAAAAGCACCGCCTACAGTTAGATCAGAAGGTGTAGTTAATGCACCACTTAACTTAGCAGAAGTTACTGTGCTATCAGCAAGGGTAGTTGCTAAAGCAACATTACCTGTGCCATCAAAAGAAACTGCATTAGCAGTAACATTACCAGTCAAAGAAAAGTTTCTGCCTGTAGCTAAAGCAGTTGCTGTTGCAGCATTGCCTGATGTATTTTGATTACCTGCACTATTTACTCCAGGAAGATCTATATTTGCTGTACCATCAAAAGATACCCCACCAATCGTTCTAGCAGTAGCCAAAGCAGTTGTAGTATCAGCTACTACTCCTGATAAATTATTAATAAAAGTGTTTGTAACTCTTGCGTCTATAGCGGCATTTGCCCTTGTATCAGTATAATATAAATTACTTGATCCTTCACTTAGATCATCGGTATCTTTAGTACCTAATCTAGTATCAAATCTTGCATCTGTATAGTAAAGATTAGTACCTTCTGATAAATCTGATGTAGATTTATTGCTTAAGTCTAAATTTGATCCTGTTTGTAGATTAACTCTTGCATCAGCTCTTGCGTTAGTATAATAAAGATTACTTCCTTCTGCAAGATCTCCAGTATCTTTAGTACCTAGTCTTGTATCAAATCTTGCATCAGTGTAATATAAATTAGTACCTTCGCTTAAATTACTAGTACTAAAATTAGAAATACTAGAAACAGTACCCGTAACATTTCCTTCTAAATTTGCAACTAAAGTTGCGACACTATATCCAGTGCCAGAAGTATTAACTGTAGTTGTAGGTTCTGCTTGCAAATCTTTAAATAGTTTAAATTTGCCACTATCGTTTGCATCTCTAAATAAACCAGCATAGAGATCTTGTGATCCTGATGTATCATATAAACCATAAAAACCAATATCTACAGAATCTGCAGAATCGTTATTTTTAGCTAATTTTATTAATGGATCTTCTACGCTCAAAGTGTCTGTATTTACTGTAACAGTAGTTCCATTTACAGTTAAATTTCCTGCAATAACAACATTGTCTGGTAAACCTATAGTAACGCTAGATGATTCTGATCCAGATCCACTAACTTCAACCTCATTAGTTGTTCCAGTAATATCTTGTACATAATTACCTGTTGTTTTTGATCCTAAAGCAACAGAATTGTCATCTACGCTTGCAGCATTTACATTTAAAGCATTTACAAAAGACTGTGTAACCCTAGCATCAATCGCTGAATTAGATCTTGCGTCAGTATAATATAAATTACTTGATCCTTCACTTAAATTATCAGTATCTTTAGTACCTAATCTAGTATCGAACCTTGCGTCTGTGTAATATAAATTAGTTCCTTCTGATAAATCACTTGTAGACTTACCAGAAAAAGCTGTATTAAATCTTGTTGCTGTATAGTATAAATTTGTACCTTCTGAAAGATCAGACGTAGATTTGTTTGATAAATCTAAGTTTGATCCTGTTTGTAAATTTACACGCGCATCAGCTCTTGCATTAGTATAGTATAAATTACTTGATCCTTCGCTTAGATCATCTGTGTCTTTAGTACCTAATCTAGTATCAAATCTTGCATCTGTATAATATAAGTTTGATCCTTCTGTAAGATCTCCAGTATCTTTAGTACCTAATCTAGTATCGAACCTTGCATCTGTATAATATAAATTGCTTGATCCTTCAGAAACTTTATCTGTATTAAAACTTATATTTGCAGTACCGTCAAAAGAAGTATTATTAATAGTTCTTGCTGTTTGTAAAGCTGTTGCTGTAGACGCGTTACCAACTAATGCAGAGGTTACTTGATTAAATACTACATTATCACCTGTTCCAACGCTTTGACCAATAGCAAAAGTAACGCTATTACTAGATGCCGTAGAAGTTACACCTGTTCCGCCTAACAAAGAAAGTGTTTCACTATCAAGATCAATAGCTATTGTATTTGATCCATCGCTTATATCAAGATCCTGTATTGTGACTTGATTATCTACATATGCTTTTATTGATTGTTGCGTTGCTAATGCAGTATTGCTATTTGAACTAAAATTATCTTCATCTAAAATACTTGTAACAGTCTGTCCACTTGTGAAACTTAAACTCGATATTCCGTTAACAGTTCCACCATTTATATCTACTGTATTATCAGCAGATATAGAAAAAGGTAATGTGATCCAGCCATTATTTGTAGAATTTCTTATTTTTGCTAAACTGTTAGTCGTATCAATCCAAATTTGATAGGCAAAAGTTGTAGAAGGTTCAGATGTGCTTGAATTATTAGATACTATTGCCTGTAAAACATTGTTAAGATCTGATCTAAAATCTGCTCCGGATTGATTATCTAAAACGTAGTCGTGAGTTGCCATGTATGTATTATATTATGTTTTTAATCTGGTTTAGTTGGAAATACAATTGAATTTAAGTCATCATCATCTGTATAGTTGCTAGGTAAATCTCTAAGTTCTTGTCGGTAACTTGCCCATTCTGATTTTTTATGATCAGATAAAGGAGAATCAGGCATTTGTGTCCAATCTGAGTGTTTAAGTAAATTATCTCTAATATCTCTTAAATATGCTAAAGTTGTTGGTAAATTATTAGGTGTATATTCCATTAGACCGCTAATCCTATTGCTTGAACATAACCTTGTGAAAAACCTAATTGACTATTATTAGGATCAAAGTTTTTAATACCTACATATATAGAAACTACATAAGAAGTATTTCCGCTTAAATTTGCAGTTGTTCCTAAAAGATGAGGTGATAAAGATTGTGTACCAGTTCTTACAAAACCTTGTTCTGATACTATAGTTCCGCTACTAGTTTTAACTTCTAAAACAGCAATACTTTCTTCATCTCCACCTACAGTTCCTACAGGATTACCTGAACAGTAAAATGCATAAGGTTTTGTGCCAGAAAATGAAGGTGTAGTAAAACTTTTATTTGCTAGTTGAAACAAAGTATATGTGCCATTATTATTAAAAGGACTACTTGATAAAAATGTAGTAAGACTTGTACCTTGACCATAATAGAAAGATATTACATTGTCAGTAGTTGTTCCGTTTGTTTTAGATCCTGTAGCTACGCCTATGTTACCTGCTGTGCCACTTATAGCAATGCCCGAAATACTTAGACTGTTAGCAGCTATTCTAGAGGCGTTTAAAGTACCTGCTGTTATATCATCGGCAGATATTGCACCAAAAACACCAGAAGTTGATGTTAAAGTATTAGCTGCTATTTCATTTGCAGTAATTGTATTAGCTGCAATTTTTGCAGCTGTTATTGCGTCAGTAGCTATCTTAGCCGTAGTTACACCATCGCTTGATCCTGTTGAATCAGCAATTGTTGGAGTAGTAACAGAACCATCTTGCAGATCATTTGTTTTAATTGGTTTATCAGCTATGCTAAATGTTAAAGTTGTTGCATTAGACTCTGTTCCGGTACTATTAAGCGCAGTAATACTTGCAACGTAATTTGATCCAATAGGTAAAAAATTAAGATCTGAAAAATGTTTATCTACTATTGTATTTAGTAATTGATTGCTACTGCTATCTACAATATTAACTCTATATTGATAATAAGGATAATCTGTAGGAACGTCCCAAGAAATAAAAGGTCTACCTGTTGATGATGAATTAGTATCAGTAAATGCTAAATTAGTTGGAGCTTTTACAGCAAAAATAGTAGGTAAATCCATTACGTCGTTTACGCTTTGTTGCGGTGGTACAGTCCAAGAGTAAACGTCAAAGTATTCTATAAGCACTACTCTGACTAAACCGTTTTCTTGTAATTCTAATTGAGCTACTCTCATAACTTTTCCACTTAAGCCAAAACCTGCTGCAGTAAAATCTACAATATCTCCTATATTTAGCTTATACATTTCTATCGTTCCTGTAAAAGAAACTGCCATTTGATTTCTTGATCTTGTTAATATACCCTTAGCTAGATTGAAGGCAATATAAGGATCTGTAACATGAGGAAACTGCGCAGTGATTTCTAGTTCTTCACCGCCATCGTCTGATGTAAAATTTGGACTAGCATTGTGCAAAGCTGTAATAGTATCTGGCTCAAAATCATTTTGTCCGTTTACAAATTCAACAACAACTTTATTTGCTCTTGCGTCTTTACTACCATAACTTATTTCCATCCCTTCTTTTCCAATAATATGATCATCTGTAATGCTAAATGTTGAGCTTCCTACGTTTTCAATATGTAATTCAAATTTTCCATCTACATAAACAAAAATACCTCTCATGCAAGCAAGTAATTCTTTAGCATTTTCTATTATGTTATTATCAGGATCAATTACGCCATTACAATGAAATTTTGGTATTAATGTATTTGCATTAGCAACTGTACCATCTATGTCATAATTTTGTGTAAGTGGGTGTTGTGAATCCCATACGACTACATATTTATTTGATGAAGCAAAAGGAAATTTATATTTATAAACCTCTGTAATTATTCTATTATTAACTATAGTATTTCCGCCATTATCTTTTAAAATAATTTTTTCTCCGACTTTAAATTTTTTCCAATCGGAAAAATTATCGATAAAAGCAGAAGATAGTCCAGAAGTACCGGACCAAGCTACAGCAGATTCTGATCCGTTAAAGTCTGGTCCATTATTTGTATTATCACAAATATTTGCAGCTGCAGAAAAAGTAGTCATATTTATGACGCTATCAGATAATCCTTTTCCATATTCGTCATTAGTAATGTAATCTAAAAAAGTTAAAGCAGGATTGTTTGACCATTCGTATGTAGAAGTATTACCAAACGTTTGTGAAGAGTCTCTTGGATCATAAACTTTTTTTCCTTGTACTGTCACAGTTAGCTGAGGTACATTTCTAAACATTCCTTCTGTGTCGTAATGATATTTTGCCGCAATATACGCTATACCGTTAAGTTTATGATTAGAAGTCCACTTTGATATAGAAGCATCTAACATTGGATCTACTGTTTGAGTTGCAGCTCCGTGATGTAAATTAAAAACCATTCTATAAACTCCAGTAGGATCAGTTCCTTCTCCTGAAACAGAGGTAATATTTCCTGATTGTGCAGCTGTATTTAAACTACCTGCACCAGACGATATTTTATCTGATCCAATATAGTAACCATCTTTAAATCTTTCAGAATTAGTTATTAAGTCGCCATCAATTCTTATGCTGTTTCTATTTATATTTTCTAGTTCACCAACTCCTAAGGCATAAACAACAAACAAGTCTTTGTTTTCATTATTGCGCGTTTCCATATACACTATTTGTGCACCTACTCTTCTTGATCCATATATAACAGGTATTCTTCCACCTGCAATGATCTTATTTGCCTTAATACCTTCTGTTTTTTGTTGTAAATTTTTAGCTTGATCTTTTGCGTCTAAGTAACCAGCTACTCCTGATGTAACACCTAATACAGCAGCTGCTATTAATAATGGAAAACCTATAGGACTACCTGCCAAAAAAGCAATACCTAATGCGGTTCCAACAATGCCAGCAGCTTCTCCAAGTTTTCTAAAAAAACTCATGCTTTACCCCATTTTAAATTAGGTTTAACTTCTGTTGCAAATTGTAAACCAAGATCTCCTGATGAAAAGTTTTGCTGTGATTCATCTGTATAGTATCTTCCTTTTTTTAGGGACCAGTTAGACCACTGAGTACTCACATTTAATTGTAAAATACTATTATCAATGTTTTCTTTGATGCTTACAGTGTCTATAAAACCTGTAAAATAATTTATTGCGCCTACAAATGAATTTGATGAATTTAAAAAACCTAATAAAACTTCAACTTTTATATCTGTAAAATCTCCATTTTGTACTTGGCTCCTAACTTGATCAGAAACATTGCTAAAGCTTATACTCATACTTTCTACTTCTAATTTTCCTTTTTCTGATATTTGATCAACAGAGATCAATGAACCGCCTGCTTCGTAACTTTCTGAGTTAAAAGTAAGATCATAAGCCCAATTAGTAAGTCTGATCACAGTTCCGGTATGTAATTTTATAAGAAAAGCAATCTGTGTAGATTCGTTAGAAACTTCAGTTTGTAAGTCTGATGATAATGTTCTAGGCATTAAGTAATTACCTCTCTAACTTCAAAACTAATACTATATAAACCATTTGCGCTAGTTGTATACATAATTTCATTGCTAGAAAGATAAACTGTAAAAGATGGTTTATTGACGGTAACAGCTTCATTATTTGCTAGACTACTAACTAATGCCGGTGATATTAAAACTGTACATTCTCCTGATCCATTAGAATCTATATCTGACTGTACCATATACACCTTTGAATGATTAGCAAACTTTATAAGATCTCCTGCTTTTAAAACGCCAGATGTACTTGCGTCAAAACCATCTAAAACTATAGAAGCATCTCCAGAGGAATGTGCACCGTTGACTAAAATGTCTGTTTGTGTTCTGTTTGATCCTAAATTATCTGTAGGGTGTTGTATTGTAAAATTTTCAAAACCACCTTTTTGTTTTTGTAAAAAAGCAAATATACTTTGTGATTCTTCTTGAGTCATTGGTGGCATAGAAACTTGAAAAGAAAAATATTGAGATCCTATAAGTCTTGATGACTTTTTACCAGATAAAGTTTGATTTATTAAAACTGGTCTATTATCTCTAAAATTTAAAGTTCTAAAAGCAGGACTTGTAGGAAAAGCACCACTCATTACACAACACCCATTTTTCCATTATTGTGCATTGCATTATTGATTATTTGTGTAATAAGTTGTTTTCTAGATGCTAATAAAACGTCAAAACTTTGTGCATCTACTGTATTAATATTAAAATTAACAGTCGTACCGCCAGACGCTTGGCCTTTAGTATGATCTATAACTGTTTCATTTGGATGTAGTATTGCAGGAAAACCACCTCTTCCGTCAACTCCACCTGATCTTGATCCTGATCCTGTAAAACCACCGCCATCAAAGCTTTTAAATTGAAAGTCAGGGATCATATTTGCAATAGGTCCTAGTATTGTTTTTCTAACAAAGATCCTTAAAATTTCTTTTATAACAAAATCACTAAAACTTTTAAAGCTTAGTTTACCACTTTGTAAGCTATTTACTAAAGAATCTTCAAAAGATTTCATAGCGCCAACTAAACTTGTTTTTATAACATTACTATCTTGTTTCATTTGATCTCTAAATTTAGCAAGAGGATCTAAAAGATCAGTAAGACCTGCTTTAAAACCATCTGTAAAATCTCCTGCAGAGTCTGATGCTGAGACTATAGCAAGTTGTGCTGCGCTTATTTTTAACCTAAACTGTTCCATTGCTTCATTAGTAAAGGCAACACCATCAGACATTATTCCAAAACCTGTTGCTATAAACTTAACATTATTTGCTATTTCCATCATAGCAATACCCATTTCTTCAAAAGTATTAAGTATTTCGATTGCTATAGTTTGACCAAGCATTTTAAAACCACCATCAGATTCTGCAATCTTTGTAATAAAAGTTCCAAATTCTTGAGCTAAACTTTGTAAAGCAGGTAAAAAAGAGGTTGTAATATTATTTATTAGTGCACCAAATTGTAATTTTATAACAGCTACAGTATCATTAAATTTTTGTGTTTTATTAATTACATCATCGCCTAAAATTATTCCTAATCTTTGAGCTCTTTCTATAAACTCATCAATACCTTTTTTACCATCTCTAAATGTTTCTGATAAAAATATACCAGCTCTACCAAATAAATTTGCAAGAGCAGTAGCTCTTTCTTGTTCTGATCCAAGGTTTTTAATTCCTTCTGCTGTATCTCCTAAAATATCATCAAAACTTCTTAAGTTACCATCACTATCTTTGATAGAAACTCCAAGATCTTTAAAAATATCTGCTTGTGTTTTTAATCCTCTTCCTGCATCACCAATGGATCTTGCAAACTTAACAAGTCCTTTTTGTGTTTGTTCTATAGAAGATCCTGATTCAATAGCAGCTAATTGAAATGCTTGTAGGGTCTTTGTCGTCACCCCTGTCCGCAGAGCTGTTTTTCCTAGTGTATCAATAAAATCAAAAGATTTTTTAAAAACTACTACTAAAGCACCTGCTAAACCACCTAATCCAAGTGCTAATTTACCAATGGCTGCTCCAGCACCTGCAGCAAACTTACCAACAGCTTTTAAACCTTTGTTTAAAGAAGAAAAAGCTTTTTGGCTTTTTGAAACAACCTCTAAAACTATTTGATATTTACTTTTTGCTAATGCCATTTTTATTTATCTTATCATAATACGCACACCATAGAGTAAACTCATCAACGGTTAATTTATTTTCTAGATCACCTACTGTATAACCGAGTCTATCAGCTAATGCAAATAGAGTCTGCCAATATGGCTCGGTTAAAACTTTTCCGCGTCTTCGCTCGGTATACTTCCCAGAATATCTGCAGCAACTAAGGATATAACACCTACATCTGCTTTATGCATAAAATCTGGTTTATCAGCAATGGTAAATAAATTTTTTCCGTCTTTATCCAAAGCCTTTAAAATAATTGCGTTAACCATAACTTCCAGATCAGAATTTGTAGCCATTTTATAAAGACGTTTAGATTCTGCAAGAGTTAAAGGTTTGACGTAAATTTTTAAAGGACCTTCTTCATCACCCCATTCTGGCACATCAAGAATTTTAACTTCTTGAGAGTCAAAATGAGCTTTGACGTTATCTATTACGCCAGCCATTAATATGTGCCAATTGTTAATCCACCACTTCCTTGACATTCAATTGTCATTTCAACAAGTCCTTCAGAAGCACCTGTTATATTTTTGGAAGTGACTATAGCTGTACCAGTTAACTTATACGCCCCGCTACCAGATCCTTCAGGACCTAAATTAAGAGTAATACTTGATCCTACAGTGGCAGAAACTTGTCCATTGCTATCTGTATCATCAAAATATAACTCTATACTCGCGGTAAAGTCTTTAAGCGTAGCTTCATAAGTTTTAGAGCTGTCACCCATGCTAGTGGATTCAACTACATCGGCTGTTTCAGTAATAGTATAGGATCTT